TGAGTCGTGTTGTGTTTGATATGAATGATAAGTTGGTTGGTTTGAATAGGGGAAACCGAGGCAAAGCCAATACAGAAACAAACGAGATGATGGAGACGTTTCTCCGTACCGTCAACGATAGTGATCCTGCCTTGGCTGGACAACTTCTCAAAAATTACAAGGCAACCCTTCTTAATCCTGGCAGCCCCGAGCTTGGCACCTACGGTCAACGCTTCAACCTAAAGGAAATGTCTGATCTGATTGTAACCACAAAAAATCAAGCAGATCAAGATGTTACGGATGGTTACAAAAAGGAAGCCGAAAGTATTGTTCAAGGTTTCTACAACAATAGGAATCCAGGAAATTATCGGGAAGCTCTCAGGTTGCTGAAAGACATCCCACAAACACCTGATGTTCGTAGGATTCAACAGGAGTTTGTTGACAGTGGTCCTGATTACGATCCACAGCGAGCAGATGATCTTGGAAAGGCTGCTGCAACATTGGCAGAGCTGGAAGCCATGCAAAAGCAAGGGGTCATTTCAACTGAAATTTTCAAGCGCGAGTCCAACCGGTTTGCTGATGAAGCCGCAGCCAAAGAGTTGCTGCCATCTGATGCTGCCATCAAAGGTAAGGCCAAAGACTTCCTTAGGCAAGAAGGTGGGACAGAACTTGGAAAAGTTCCTGAATACTTTGATAGTGCCAGTGGGCTTGCTGCTGAAAGCATGGCCAACATTGCCAAACAAAGTGTGCTTGCCGACATTGCAAGTGGAAAAATTGACAAAAACTCTCCTAACCTAGGTTCTTTGGTAAGCAAACGCCTTGAAGATTATCTTCAAGAATTGGCCCCTGGTTACATATCAGGAAAAGGAAAGGATGCCAAGATTCTTCCAGCTTCCAAAAATCCTAACATCAAAGGAGCCATCGTTGGGCCAGCTGCTGGTAAGGCAGCAAGCACGAACGGTCGTGACTTGGTGAATCTGGTTCAGTCCAGGGTGCCTCGTGTGACCTCTGCTGTCAAGGATACGAGCATTGATCCAGAGCGGTGGGACGTTGCCTATGAAAGTCTTAGCGCAGGAACCAAGGCTCCTTCTGACGTTGTGTTCCATGCCCAAACAGCTGGTGTGTCTGTCCCCGAGTTTCTTCGTAGGCAGGCTCCTAAGCTTGGCAGGACGTATGATGCCAATGCAGTTGCAAGCGGCAACAAGGTGTATCAAGCAAACAAAGCTACTAGTCCTAGGCTTGCTGAGCTGATTGCTAATCCACGGACCACGTCCCGGATGCGTGAACAGTATCAGATTGAACTTCAACGTCTGAGGGTACAACCACCACAACCAACACCAACCTGGCTTCAAGGCTTATCTAGATTCAAACCACAGGTCAGCTCAATTGAATTTGAATCTCCAAGCGGTCAGCCAGGGTTAGATGTTTTCTTTGAGAACAAACAATTCCCTGCTGTTCTTCCTGGCAAAGTCAAAGACATTAGGTATGAAGGTGGTTATGGTAATCTTGTTGTTATTGAATCTATTGATCCAGACACAGGTGAAAGTGTTGATGTTCTGTATGGACACTTGGCTTCCAGAACACCCCTAAGGATTGGTCAAACTGTCACGGCTGGTCAATTAGTAGGCACCCAAGGTGGTACTGGAAATGTTCAGTCTGCGGACGGAACCATTGCTAGTATTGATTTCTTGGCACCAGCCCCAGCAGGAAGTGGTAGCATGAAACCTTATCGTAATTTCGATAAGCTTCGGCGTCGCATTGCCAGAGAATTGAAAAAGTAAGGAAGCTTATCTTGCGGGACAAGCTTCCCCATAACAACCACGTCAACATCTCTCTGCGGAGAACCCTAACACATCATGAACAGTTACCCGGCTATTGACCTTGAAAAGCTTAAGAAGCTTAACAAGCAATCAGAACAAAAAGCAGTTCAACAGCAACAGGCTACGGTACAACAAACCAAAGTCAAACAGCAACAACAACAGGTTGCTAAGACCAAAGCCAAGCAGGTAGAAGAACAGAAGTTCAACAAAACTCTTGTTAGTCCTCTCGCTCCAAAACCAAAGCCGCCAGGTGAGTTGGATAGTGTTGGTAAGTTCCTTGAAGAAAAGATTGGGATTCCTGCTGCTGACTTTTTTGACAACGTTACTGGCGATCAAAAAACACCAGACCAGATTGCCCAGGAACGTAAGCAACAACGGGCCACCAGTCAGCAAAAACTACAAAGAACGGAAAAAGCCCTTGAAGAGGTATCTTATTCCAACCCTGTAAGTGCTGCTGCAACTGAAACCATTCGTGCTGGTATCGGTGCTGTTGTGAAGCCTGTTGAGGCTGTGATTGATAAAAGCTATCAATTTTACCTTAACAACACAGTCAACAAAGGGAAGTCTCCAGCAGATGAAACCTATCAGCGGTCATACACCGAGCTAACAAAAGCCCCCCGCACCGAAGTTGCTCAGGCAGGAGAGAAGCTACTCTCCTTCTTCCTGCTTGCTCGTTCCCTCCGTGGTATTCCTGGTGCTAAGCTTGGCACATCACCAATGCCAGCAGGCCTTAAGGGTGTTGGGTTTGCTGCTGCTAAGGGCAAGCGCATCCTGACGGAAGGTCTTGTGCCTAGTGCCATCGCTGACTTCTTCCTGACCGATGCCAAGGATGGTAACTTTTCAGAGGTTATCAAGGGTATGGTTCCAGAAGAGCTTCAAAAGTCTTGGATGTTTGCACTGGCAACTGATCAGAAAAAAGGAGACCCTATTCTCAATGCTGTCAAAAGCGTAGGAGAAGGTGGTCCTCTTAATGTTGTTGGCAATGTGGTGCTTCCTGCGCTCACAACGGCTTATCGGTTTGCCCGGAGCCTACTGGCTAAGGGCTACGACAAGGACCAAGTTGTTCGTGAAGCTATTGAGGTTCTTACAACCGAATCAGACAAGAACTTAAAAAAAGTAGCAAAAGCTTCTAGCAAAGAAACGTCTGATATGATTGGAGTGAAGACCCAAGAGCTTAATGACCTCGAAGTTAAGACACAAGAACTGGAAGCACGACGTGACACGACTGCTGACCCAGAGCAAGTTGAACAGCTTGAACTTGATCTGGATGATTTGAAGCAGCAGCAGACTGATCTTCGTGTTGATATTGATAATGCCCTTGATCCAAATACCCAAAAGGAGTATTTTGAAAATACAGGGACAATCAAGGCTGATGATATCAATACCATTGGTGTCAATCAAATCAATCTTGAAGAAGGATTCACAGGAGTTGGCAAGGTATCCATCCATGGCAATGCCGGAGAGGTGCTTACTGAGTCTGCTGTGAAACAGATGAACATGACAGATGGGGTCCGTAAACGCCTCAAGAAGATTGAACAGCAGATTGATATTAGGGCAATTGCAAAGGAAAGTGGAAAGACTTATGGTGAGGTGTTGGCAAACATTTACCGCATCAATAAGGATTTCATGGATTCCCTGAAGACCTACGAGCAGGTGTTCACAGCCGACGAAAGTGGTCTGATGAAAAAACTGCTCAGTGAGGCAGGGGAAACCGTAACACTCAGCAAAACAGGAACAGTAGGTGTCACAGCCGAAACTCTGGGTGCTGCCAAGATCACCATTGCTAGCTTTGCCAATGACCTTTATCGGCTGTCCAAGATAGCGGAACAGGCCGACACGGCTCAAATTGCTGGTGCTGATTACTACGAAAGGGTAGCTGATCGCTTGTTTGGTCTGCTGGAACTGTACAAAGAAAGCACACAATTCTTTGGTGGATCTTTGGGTGCTCTTAGGGTCCGTGCCTTGCAAAATCTTGATGACCGAGAAATTGCTCAAATTGTCAAGGACTTTGAAGTTGATGACAACGACACAGCCCTGACGATCTTTGCTATGAAGAAGCTGGTCAAAGAGGCCAAGGATGCCTATCGTCGGGGGGATGCCCAAGGATTGGAGGCTATGCGTCGTCTGACCAGAGCCCTTCAGCTGAGTGGTGGTGACCCATCCAAAACCCTAAGCTTCACTCGCACAGCCCTGAGCAACCTAGGGGAAGTTGCTGCTCGTAACTTCTACAACTCCATTCTTTCTGGTGTTAAAACCATTTTCAGGAATGGTAGTGTTGTGTATGGTCTCATTGAACGTCCCACAAGCATCATTGTTGGTGGTGCCTTGAACCTGGATCCTGCTCAAATGAGAGCTGGATTAGCTGGTTACCAGTCTATCCTTGGCAGTGCTGGGGAAGCGTGGAAGGTAGCTCATAGGACAATTCAAACTGGTGTTCCAGCGAACCAATCCATCAACCAATTCGTTCGCCGTTCGGAAACAAAGAATGCCCTTGATACTCTGGAGCAGGTGGCTGCTAACAAACCAGAACAGATTGCTGTTAAATTCTTGAAATGGCATTATGCCGTCTCAGATTACTTTGATTTTCCTGAAAAGCTGATGATGGGGATGGATGATTATTTCAAAACCATCCTTGTGCGTCAACGTATTGATGAGAAGGCTACATTAGAAGCAATGGAATCTGGTATCTATGATCCTAAAAAGTTCATGGAACTGAAGATGACAAAGTATGCTAATGTGATGGATCCTCAAACAGGAACAATCAAATCCAATGCCTTCAAAGAGTACGCCGAGATTGGCACATTCCAAAGCAATCCAGGAGCAGTAGCTAACTACATTTCTGGAGCCATCTCTGCTATTCCTGGAGGAACGTGGATGGTGCCTTTCATCAGGACTCCTGCCAACATCCTTACCTACCAACTTGAGCATCTTCCTGTTGTTCGCTCTTTCTCTAAGAATTACAGAGCAGCAAAAGATGGTGGTGATGAGTTGCTGTTAGCAGAAATGAATGGACGGCAAGCAATCGGTGTTATGGCCGTTACGGCATCTGCCTACATGGCAGCCAACAACCTGATCACAGGCGACATGCCTGATCCAAGAAAAGAACCCTCCGAATATCAACGGTGGAAGGATCTTAACATTAAGCCACGGTCCTTGAACTTTCCTGGATTCCAAGTTTCTTATGGCATGGTTGAGCCATTGTCCAACATCATTGCCGCTTCGGCTAACATCGCAAGGGTCATGGGAACCTATGGGATGTCAGAAGATTTTGGTGAAAAACTCACAACCGCATTGGCCATTACCATTGCTGGTAGTTTCACCGAAAAAAGCTACTTCCAAGGCCTTGCTAACCTTGCGGAAGTTTTCAATCCTGAAACTTGGACTTCTGCTGGAGCAACCAAAGCTGCATTGAACGCTGTTAATAACCAGCTGCCTATTTCTGGATTCCGTAGGGGTGTTGCTAATACCTTTGATGGTAACATGCGTGAGTATTCAAATGAGTATGATCGTATGTTTCAAAATGCTCTTCCCTTTTATCGGAACTTTGCCCCTGCCATGATTAGCATCAGGGATGGTAAGCCCCTGAAGAACCCTAATGGTAACATTTGGAATGCTAACGTTCCGTTTGAAATTGGTGTTCCAGGAGAAGATAAGGTAGCAGACATGCTGGCTGAAATTGAATTCAAGTGGGGCGACCGTCTCGACAAGTTCAAAAACATTCCACTCACAAGAGATCAAAAGGCAATTGTTCGCAAAGCCATGTTTGATTTCAAAGTGTGGGATAGGTTGAAAGACGAGATGAAGTTGCCGTATTTCAAGGACGATCTTAAGGAATGGAATTCCCGCCATTTGGGTAAGGACAAGGAATACTTCAAAGCAGTCCGTCCTAGGGTGTACGATAACGTTCAGGAAATTTGGAATGATGCGGAAGACTATGCGTTCAAGGTTCTTCAAGAAACGGATGCATCATTTGAAGCTGAAAGCCTAAGACTGGATAAAAAAGAGTATCAAATCAAAACCAAAGGAAATTACAGCCCTGATGCTGCACTAACCAATCCGTCCAAGATTGGTATGACGGAAGAGGAATCCAAACGGTTGGATGCAATTCTTAAGTTCTAACATTCTTTTGTATTAGCTATGGCAACCACACAGAATAACTACACGGGAAACGGCAGTAACAAGCTGTTTTCAATCACCTTCCCATATCTCGATACCGCTGACATTGATGTGTACCTTAATGGCACTCTTCAGACGGTCACAACTCAATACACATTTGCCAACGCTACTACCATTGAATTTGTTGCGGCTCCTGCTAATGGTGCTGCTGTTCGGATTGATCGTAGCACCGATGACAGTGCTCTTGCTGCAACGTTCTTTCCTGGCTCTTCCATTAAGGCAGCTGATCTGAATGCTGACT